CGACCAGGGACCCCCGCCAAAGACGGTGTGTGGATAACGCTCCACACGGCATGCTAGAGAGCTAGCAACAGTATCACCCGGCGATCATGAGAGGACGGCTGGCCATCACGGCGGAAACACCGCGCTTGTAGGCGGCGTGTGCCATGCCGGAGACCGCAGCCTCAAGGATCGGCTGTGCTGCAGCTGCTGCATGAGCAACCCCAGATATTGCCATGGATTTGACAGCTTCGACGATGGGATGGTCTTTTGTGTTGGGCGGGCTGGACATGCTGTGCCCCACACTGCCCAATGGCCACCTGACTTCCACGTGGCGCGTGATGGTAACGTCAACCGTGCCGCTTGCAGCCAGATCACGCCCAAAGATGAGAATGTTCTGGAATGGCATAGTCTGATCCTCCATGACGGTAGGAAAGAAGTAGTCCGCGCTGTGCGTGAACGTTCTGTCACCAATACTTGCCGCCCTGAACGGGACAATGAAACCCTCGGTCAGCTGCGTGGCCGTAACCCGGATCATAGACTGCGAGGCTCCGTCAGCGTTGGCCGCAATGTTGGCCATAGTCTGAGTGTTGTTCTCCGGAGCAGCGTGAGCAATGATAAATGTCGACTGTGCATACAACGGGGGCCCTGTGTACTGGATCTTGGCATAAGCCGCAACCGTACGCAAGGTACAGGCCTCCGCGAGCAGTGCAACGTTGAGACTTGGGGTGTAGCTTGCCGCGAGGGCGTAGGTGCCAGCAGCACCCACTTGGCCCGCCCCTTGAATCACTGAGGTTACGAAGATCCCCCTTTCGTTGTCCGGATTGGCATCGAGAATCGCCAGGGACATGTTGTTGTAACTGACCGGGAAACCCGCGCCCGCCGCACCCGGACCAATGGTCGTATGAGACCGTTGCGTCAGAGCTGTAGTGCGAGCAGCAGAATCACCTCCAGAGAACTTGATCGGGGGGTTGAGCCTCGGCTGCGAGATGTTGGCCTTCCGGGAACGGCGTGCAGCCGCCACGTTCCCCTTGTTCTTCTTCGTCTTAGCCTGAACGCCCTTCTGGTGGAGCTTCTTGAGGAACCCGCCGATCGCGGCCTTGTTCATCGCTTTGTCCACCGCGCTCTGTACCGTGGACAGCATCTTCGTCTCCTGCGTGGACATCCAGGTGGACGTCACAGTTACTACAGAGACTAGGGTACGATCCGATTGTGGATGCGGGATGCTCGTGCTAGCGAGAGGGGAGGTTGGTAGAGATGTTTGGAGATGTACCTGTTGGGAGGAGCCTTGAGCCGTGCATGCTGTAGGCGACCGGGGACTAGCCCCATGGTGTTCTGGATGTGCCCTAAGAGCGCTTCACGGGAAGCCACCCTTTCTTTGGTCTCTGTGATTCCCTCCCCACGGCGAGACGGTCCGGATTGGTGGAGGGTGGCGTAGTCAAGTTTCGGTCACTAACAGAGCCGTATGAACGGTCCGTCTCTGCGGTGGCCTTGTCGTCTTCCCATGCGTCGTAGCCCCTGAAGGCAGGAGGGCAAGCGACGCTCGATGTGTGAAAGAGCGTGACGTGTGGCGGGTAAGTGTGGCCAGCAGGCGGTTGCCAATCCAAAATCGGGTAATGCTTCCAAACGAGGCAAAAGGCCCCCCCCAACCACGCCAGCTTTGAGCGTTCGAGACTGAACTCGAACTTCTCTGCATCTGGTGATCGGGCTGGATAATACATGTGCAAACCCTCCTGGACCGGAAGCTGGGCCAACTTTCCCTTCAGCACTTTGGCTAAATGTGCGTGTATGGCTGGAACAGACAAGCCGTGGGACGGGTGGAACGATATCTGGTAAATATCATCCTTCCAATCCCTCGCATTGACGTCTCGAACTACGTGGACCTCTACCGAACCCGGGGACACACCCCCGCTATTGCTAGGACCGGGCTGGTTCGGCTG